CGTTTACTACTTGCTTGTAGATGTTATTGTTATCGTTAATTTGAACGTCTAATTTTAATTGAGCAAATGCCCTATAAATCTGACCTAATTTAGATACAACTTGATCGTTATAGTTGTCGTTATACATTTCATAACGCCTTTGGAATTTTGCTAATCGTGAGCCATTGCTATTGATTGTGGTGTTTCTAATGTCATTGCGTGGGTGTTTGTTTATAATCATCCAACTCTCATCCTAATGTTGCGAACTTCGGTCTTATGTAAGCCGTGTTCGTATTCTATGTAATAACCAACGCTATCAACAGCGTGGCTTAAATCTTGGTTAGATTTGTCAACTTCGCCCTTGTCATTGTATGACATCTGCTCTAAATCATTGATTAAATGATGATTTCTTTCGCATATCGCTATATTAACATCACCATTACCATTACGCAACATAGAATTAAACGCATTAATCCTATCTTGTACACGTGGGTTAGCTGTTTTAATCTTCATCTTATGCCAACCAGCATCACGTATCAAGTCATAGTTAGTAACGGCAGTACCTTGTGAACGTGCTTTACCAGCCGAATCACCATAGATTGTAGCACTAAATAATGCAGCGCCTAAGTGGGCGAATTTCTCTTTTAAATAAGCTAATGAATCAACTAATGGTTTACCTTTAAGAATAGCATTATCAATAATCGTAACCTTACCATCTACCATTTGAATTAGATATATCGCATTATACGGATTAATGTTAAAGTCAAAGCTGATGATTAACGGTAAGTCTGGATTAATGTTAATATCACTGCATACGTGAACGTCCCTATCAAAACAATGATAAATGGCACTACCATTAACATTAACAAACTCACCAAGCAAATACTGCTCAAGCAATTTTTCATCATAATCTTCTTTTAGCGTATCAATATAATCATCTGGCAAGTATGGATTATCCATCGTTCTTGCTCTGATTAGCTTATATTTATCTGATTCATTAGTAACAAACCTATCATAGAACCAGCGATAACCCTCTGGCGTTCCTACAACGTCAACTTGATTAGGTTTTTTATCTGGTAATGGTGAACGATTACGTGCCAAGATTTGCTTAAATGCTTTAGCCATCTTCTGCTTTGGCAATATGTCACACTCATCTATTAACGAATAGCCTACCTCATAACCAATGATATATTCTGGTTCGCTCATATTCCTAAAGATAATTGTTCCAAACTTAAATATATTCAATTCCTTATCGGATTTATTAAGCTGGTAATGTAACCCTAAATCATTTAATAATTCTGGGAATTTCTCAAATGCTATATCCCGAATGTGACCGTATGTTGGCAAATAATAAGCAACCTTAACGGTTGGATATTGCATCTTCTTGATGATTGTTTTAAGTGTTCCTGCGTATGATTTACCAGCACCAAATCCAGCGACTAATCCTGTTGATGGTTTAGTGCTTTCAATAAATTCTTTTTGATGTGACAATACTCTAACACCAGCAATGCCATCTTCTATATCAGTCAAGGATTAATTTGATCCCTTGTATTTCATTAACACTGAGGTCAATTTCTTGTTTTTCAATATACCCACGCTTTTTACCTTTGGTCTTGAGAAAGAAAATGGTGGGTGCGGCTTGTCCAGATTTAATCTGCTTATGTAATTGGCTTTCAGCAAAATCAATAGCGACATCATCAATATCTTCAACAGCAATCTTATATTCCTCGTCATTCTTTAGCCATTCGTAATGTCTTTTTCTGTCAATGCCTACTTTTTTGGCTGCTGAAGTTACAACCCCAAGAGATAATTCTAACGCTTCAATCATCCTTTTTTTATATATGTGCGTTTTAGTTGTTGTTTTAGGCATAATTATTGAATGATTTTAATGGATAAAATACAAGGCTGTTTCTATATCCACCCTCGTGAGTTGGAACAATTGGCGTTACTCCGTGTACGTTTCTCCAAGCTGGATAAACAAGCATTGAATTGTCACAGCTATTAACCGTTGCCCCATAATCTGGAACTGAAGTACAGCCGCCAGTGCTGTTCTTTCGTTTTGTAATAATAACATTCGCGCAACCTTTTAAGTTGGCATTATCTCTATGAAAGTTAGCCGCAATATTGTAATTTGAAATGCTACTTGTAAACAATTCACCAAACCGCCATTTTTCAGCTACATTTTCACCTATGGTTTTCTTTTGATTTTCGTATATGTTTGGTGTTAATTCTTTGATTAACTGTTCACTTTCTTTACAAACTAATAACATTGCTTTGACAAAAGTTTTAGCAGATTTAACACCGTGAACACTGCTTCTTGTTGGATATGGTCTGCGCATATGTGGCTTAGGTGGAACTGAGCCTAAAATAGTGGAATACTGTAATACTTCTTTTGTCTTGTCTTTATCTGTAAAACCGCTTGAACGCTTCATAACACTCTTTGGAACATTTTTACTTCTTAACTCTGTATTAGCAACTGTGACCAATTTTGATAACCGTTCATTATATTTGCTTATATCGCTAATGTAAAAACCAATTGGAACTCCGTCAACAGTAAATATTGAGTCTTCTATTATGTTTGGCTCAATGCTTGGGCAAATATCGCCAACTTTTACACTGTGTTTAACTTCTTTTAATTCAATTGTTTTCATATTCTTAATAGTAGTTGCTCTGCTTTTTGTTGCTGTTCATACGTATTGTTTTTTACAATCCACTTCTTGTAAGGAAAATTCTTAAAAAAGTTCACTCTGTTTGTTATGTTGCTCTTATAAGTGTTTTCTTTCCAACCACCGTTTCCACGCTTCATAATACGCTTATATATTTCAGCCCTATCAACACTCAGTAAAATACAAAATACCCGAAAACCCATATTACTCATTATTTCAATGTCTACTTGTTTTGAATAATACTCACCAGCGATAACCAGCTTATCACCTCTATATTCTTTCGCTAATGTAGCAAAAACTTGTTTTTTCTTGTATCCCGATAAAGTGTCAGCTCCAGATTGGTTAAGCCCTAAAATATCGTATTCTAGGCACTTAGTGACAATTCCGTCTTGGCTAATTAGTTTGGTTCGTTGTAGTATCTTACTCTTTCCAGAGCCCATTGAACCAGTTAAGAATATTGCTTTCTTCACATTGTTTCTTTTGCTTGTTTTAGTTTATCAATTAGCATCATTCCAATATATCCCTCACGCTCACGCCAGAATTTAACTAATTCTTGTGCTTCTTCATAATGCTCTGCTTCAAATTCAATTTGAATGGCTTTTTTAACACCGTCAGTCATAGAGTCTAATTCAGCATCTAAATCTTCATCTAAAACAGAATAATCGGCATCTTCGTCAATGCCCCAAAGTTCTAAACCCCAATCTTCAAGTGCTTCAGTATCCCACTCATTAGCTAACAAATCCCAGTCCCAATCACCAAAGCCAACATTATCTTTAATAATAAATTCACGCTGTTGTTCTTCAGATAAATCTTTAGCTTTAATAACTGGTACTTCTTTCAATCCAGCTTCTTTACAAGCCTTGAGCCGCATATTACCACCAAGCACGACCATATCATCATTAACAACGATTGGCCTAATCTCCAGCATCTGTGGAAAGTCTTTGATTGATTGCGTTAATTTAGCAAACTTATCATCTTTCAGAATGCGTGGGTTATTTGGATTGCGCTTAATTGCGCTGATTTTAGTTAGTGTTGATTTCATTTGAATTTTGGAAAGATTGAATTAAGTGTTATTGGCTTTTTTTCTGTTTTATACACTTTGTCATCTTTTGGCCAGTAAATCATTCTATTATTAAAATTTACTTTGTCATTATTTAATTTAGTTAGTAATTTAGTTAGTGTTGAGTTCATTTAAACTTGTATTCTGCCTTTTGTCCTAATGGATTAACATTTTTAATCTGCTTACCGCCTTTCTTTAATTTACAAATAACACTACGCAAATGTTTAATGCCAATAGTTTTAGCTTCATCAACATTAATAGAACCGTGTTGATTTAGATAATTTAACACCTTATCACCCT